CAGTTAGCATAGTAGAACCATCACCACTATTATCTGTTTGGTTACCAGTACTACCTATAGTTAAGGCACCTGTCATAGTATCTCCACCATGTTGTACGAATACATCTGCCAGATTAATAGTATCATTGGTGTTAGACGTAGTTGATAAAGACAAAGCTGAAGCAGCATTAGTATTGATTTGGTTTACTGTACCTCCAGTGTTTGTCGTAAGAATATTATAGTAATCAGAACCATTGAGCGTAGATTGCCACGCATCATCAGTACCATTCCATCTGATTGCTACGTTTGTTAAGTCACCTCTCTCTACCTCTATACCTGCATTAGCATCACTAGTGCCAGTTTGGTCAGAGTTTAATAATACGAAAGAATCTTTAATATTAACTGTCTCAGATAGAGTTGTGGTAGCTGTTCCTACTACATTGAGATTACCATTAATAGTAGTGGTTACTCCATCTGAACCTATGCTTACTGCTCCACCTGATGTGTTTAAATTTAATTGTGCTCCTGCTGCACTACCATCTGTAGTTAATCTAGCTTGAATCTTATTTCCATCAATTGCTAAATTAGCTCCACCATCTGCACCTACTTGCACTATACCTGTACCATCGTTCAAATTAGCAGTAGAACCTGCTAAATTTACTTCTAGTGGTACACTTGGATTAGTAGAGCCTATAGCAAACTTAGTAGCAACTTTGGCTCCATTAGAGCTATCTAAAGTGAGCTCTCCAGAGCTAGGCCCTATAGTGCTCCCATTGTTTTGCATAATATAGTTACCAGTAGTCTTTATATTGCCTCCTGATACATAGAGCTTATCCCAGTCTGCTTTACCTGTAAAATTAGCTGGGCCTATTGCGTAATTACCAGTCTTGTTAGCTCTAACATTTGCCGAAGAGGTATCATCCTCTCTAGTAAATGCATCACCAACTGCTGATAGAGAATTTATTTTATCGTAAACTGCATTCTTACTTGGTGCTACGTCTTCTACAGCGTCCCAAGTAGCGTCAAATGCATCATTGCTGACTTTATTGTCAACTTTATTTTTAATATATTGTTTGGAGGGTAGCCTGTCGTCTAATACTAGGGGCATTCCCTTTTTGGGTTTGTTGCCTGAAAGGGCTTCGTTATCTAAACCGTATTCCTTAACCATGTGCTATACTCCTAAAGTGGGTGCCTTGTTCTATTGGTGGCACCCATACCAAAATTTTAAGTCAGATAGTTATATCTAATCGCCGATTACGATAACTCCAGCTTCAGGTCTGATAACTTTTAGACCATATCTCATGGTCATGTAGCTACCTTGAATTCCGAATCCGGGGTTAGCTTCTTCTACGGTTAGACCGCGTCTCTCGACGTAAGCTACTGGCTTCATTGACATGTCAAAGACACCGAATCGGTTCTTTGGTATGTAATGGTTCATGTAGACGTTTAGTCCGTAGAGTTGTCCGACAATTCCACTTGCTGATACGTCGTTTACATAATCCAATCCACCTTTCTGGGCGTCGCCGCTTCCAGAGAATGGTGCAGTGAAGTCTGCTAAGTCGAGTAGAGTTTTGTAATGTGAAGGGGAAATCATCAAAGTATCTGCTGTTCCACCTTTTGCATTAATTAACTCCATAGCACTTGTAATATCTGCTAGACCAAGGTCACCAGTTGCATCAGTATCACCGTCTTGAGCTGCGAAGTAGTGTGAACCAGTGTTTGGACCGAGAGCGGCCAAATCTGCTGCACTATACTCACCGTAGTCATAAATCCTTACTGCATCTCCACCTGTGGTTGGGGTAGACCCGTAGAAACCACCGTGTGAAGCGTTTGCGAAAGTTGTTATGTTTGCTTCAGTTGTACTTGCTGTAATGTGTGCGCCATTGTATCCAGTACCGTATTCTGCTTTATATAAACCGAATACAGTGTAGATGTAGTGCTGTGTTACGTGACGCTCGACGGCTCTTCTAGCTTCGTTCAAAGCCATTTCCATTTCTGAAAATCTTGAGTCTTCAAGCATACGTCTGGTGACACCTACTGCCAATCCCCACTCTTTGACTGAAATTCTTTCGTTTCTCAAGTCTGTGTGTTGATAGGACGGAGTGTCTCCTTCTTCTATCTGTTCTAGCGTCATGCTAGGTTTTGCGAACGTAATATCTACGTCGCCTCCAGTCTCCGTGTTGAATCGCTCTGCGAACATTGCGATTACAGGCATATCCGTGACTTTGTAGTCTTGGATAGCGTCTTTGTAATCTACAAGTACTCGGTTTGCGGTTGAACTGAGATTGGATGACATTAATCCTTCTTTTGCTGTAACCATTTTTTCACCTTATACCTATAGTAAGAGTGCCTTTACGAAATCTGTGTGTGTAGCGCTTTTTGCTTCTAGAGCAATAGCGAACCTTTCGTCTGCGGATGTTTTAGCTTTTGCTAATCCTGCTGCGCTGTGACCTAGTGCGTTACCTGCGGCAATGGTTCCTGTTGCTTTCAAGAAAACAACTGCTCCTTTACCGGTAATAACGGATGCTGGGTCTCCAGACGTTGCATCGACAAAAAGTACACCAACAGCTGCGTTTAAGTATGAAGGTAAATCTTCAGAAGCTGCTACGATTGCTCCACTACTGTTGAATTCAACAATAGTTCCTGCATCTAAGTCTGCTCCTGCGTTACCTAACTTCATAACACGAGCTGGTGCGCCACCGTCGTTAACTAATATGTTAATTCCTGCTGCCATATTTCATCACCTATTTTTCTTCTCCTGTAAAAACGATGCGTCCGTTTTCCATCGCAAACATGCGTGGTTTTTCTTCTGCTTCTGCTTCTACTGGCTTTTCTTCATCACTGTGGGCTTTACCTTTACCGAATGTCCTTTCAGATTCTTCTGGTACTGGCATAGACTCCATGGCGATGGAGAAACCTTCTAACTTTACCTCATCCCAAGAAGTGAGTTCTTCAGCACGTGCTTCTTTGGTTTCGTCATCGACTTTACCCAAAGTTGCTTCCTTCTCTATGATTGTGTTGACGAAGTTGGAAATTCGAGCTTGTGCTTGTTCAGCTGCTCTTGCTTCCTTTTCTTCTTCAAATTTGGTAATCATAGCGAGGGCTTCTTCGTGCTTGCTGTTCAATTCTTCGTATGAAGTTTTCATCTCTTCAAGCTGTGTTCTCATAGCGGCGAATTCACGCTCTACAAGTGTTTCAGCTCCAGAGTCTTCTACGTTTTTTACTTCTTCAGCCATAGTTATTTCCTCGCTGGTTGTCCCGTGTGTTTCACAGGCACATGATTCTTCTTCATGGCCACCACAGCCACAGTTTGAATCTTTTTCACCGAATTCACGGTGTTCGTTGCATTCCTCTCCCTTATCAATTGTACATGCTTCACAAACGGGTGTGCGAGTCTCATTATCAATGAAGCTCACCTCAACAGGGCGTATGTCAGTAGCGAATGGCTCACCTAGGACGTCAACGTCTTTGGATAACCAATCTATACTTACATGCGTCATGTTACCGTTCTCCAATTTCTCTAACACTTCACTTGCCTTTGCGGACTCTCTGTGTATACGTGCCAACATTTCAATTGCTGACTTTCCATCTTCAAGTGTGACGATTTTGGGGTTGATAGCCGTGCCTAAGAGGTCATCGTCAGTTCTTTGATGATTATAGTATACTGGAAGAGTTTCAAAAGCTTTTAAGTTTTCTTCCAAGATGGATGGTTCTATGAAAACCTTTTGGTCACCATCTTCGTCGTGGGGTCCCGACGTGATAGCGATTACTGGGAATTCTAAGTAGTCATCCGTATTTGTAATCTCACCAATAGTAGGAGCAAAACTCCTCTTATTTTCTCGGTCCCCGGCAGAATCCATAGCAAAACTTCTTTCAGTCTTGATTTCATCTACCCTCATGCGGCACATTTTAGCCGCAGTCTCTTCGTAGTTTTCAGTTCCACGCTTTTTAAGTGTGGCTGCTACGTCTATTAAACAGCGCTCGTATTCGTATTCGCTCATTCTCTGTCCCCCGTAGTATTAGCGCTTGGTTCGTTACCAGCGCGGTTCTCTGTTCTTTCTGTTTCTTCTGTCTTATCTTGGTCTCTACCTCCAGATATATTGGCATTCTTTGCAGTCTCTTGCTGTTCTACCACTCCATCTGGGTTTAAACCTCTCTCCATTCTAACCTCTTGAGGTGAAAGAACTCCCTCAGAAAGGTATATCATATCAGTCTTAGCTTTCAAGAAAGCATCATCGACATTCATTTGACGGAATCTAAATAAGGCATCTCCAGAACCTACTTGGGGCATCAGTTGTGAATTAATAGATGCTTCTATAGCAGATTGTAAATGTCTTACATATGGTTCAAATATAGGACGTGCCTGTTCTGGCTTATCCCACATAGTCATAGGAACTTTCATAGCTATTGCTATTTTATTCATAATATCATCCGTATACTTACCATATTCGAATGCTCTTTGAGTTCCTTGTAATTCCTTTACTGTTATATCATTACCATGTATAATATCTTCACCGGGTTCTAAACCGTTGAAGGCACTTACTATTTCGTTGATTTTATCTGGTCCATAAGGCATATCAGGTAGACCAGCACTAATATCGAAACGACTATTAGCGTATTTATTAAGAGCCGCACCGATATCGCGCTCTGCATAATCTTTAAGGTCAATGAGATAAAGAATAGGGTGTATATCAGATAAGCCATAGGCATAATCATCAAACGGATTGTTCTTGTACTCAACGATTTCATCTTCCTCAAATCTTATGGACTCCTTATCGTCTCCCAAATCTTGATAGTAGTACATGATTTGTCCACTTTCATCTCTTTGCACGTACATATTCTGAGATGAACGTAGCACTAGGTTATCTCCAGTCCATTCTAAATAGGACGTACCAAAGATTCTACCATTGCGTAGCCATGAATATATAAGCTGTTCCATGTTTATACTATCAAAAAGCTGGGTGATAGCTTGGCGTTCCTCATCACTGTCCGTTACGATATCGTATCCGTCCTTAGAGGCATAGAGACATGGCAAATCTATCAGAGTTCTTACTATAGGGTCCGACAAATACACATTCATGTACGTTCGATAATCCCCAACCTGCGGTTCTTTCATAGCATCACCACGCCCGAAAGCGTTGGATTGTAGTTGAATCCGGCGTATTACTCCATCTCCGAAGGAGCGCGGGTTATCCTTGTTGAACGGTGGATTAGTCCCTTTAGTTGCGAAACTCCGCCTATTGAAAGGCCAATAATCTCTTAGAGCCATAGCTATCGTATAAATATAATACAGGAGAGTATATAAAGCTTTCGCTAGATTCCGCCCGGAGAGTGCTTATTAACCCTAAAATTACGCGTAGTTTTGCCAAAAACTGGCCCTGCACCACTTTTTTTGGCAGGAATGTGCGTAGAACGGTTAACACTTACCGATGCGAACGTTGATTCAGGTGGTAACATACCCAAACAGGCATGTATTCCTATCACTGAGCTGTCACAATAGTCATCATGTTTACCATCTGGTGCAGCTATTTTCTCTGTTTTATTTGCCGCATCCATTGTATATTCTAGGTTTACATGTTCTTTATACCACTTATTTACTAATTTTGCAT